TGTAGAGCCATCACCTACTGTTATTGTTATTCCATCAGAGACAGTAACTGCACCTGCTGTCATAGCATTACGATTGTTTGCCAATGTGTAATCTTCGTCTAATGTTGTGCTGTTTTCCACAAAACCTATGCCGTTAATTGTTACGCTCATTCTGACTCCTCTGCTTCTTTTGGTTTGTTATTTTCTTCTACCCAAGCTATGTATGTTTGGTTAGTTTTATTTACTGGAAAAGATGTGAAACTACCATCATCATTATCTATAATAATATGTTCTTGAGTTAAGCCATCTACACTTTCTGTAGTAATTGTTTTATATGTCATATTACAGCTCCGAATTAAATGCTATGTAATTAGTGCTACCATTAGGAAGAACTGCATACATTTTTTGTGCTGTTAATCCTGTAGATGTAAAATTCATAGTACAAGAATCTGTGCCAGATTCAGCAATAGCAACTGCTGAAAAAGCTGTAACTGCACCACCTAACCACCAACCTAAACCAGAATATTCAATAGAAGATGGGTTATTTCTCATGGTAGTTGGAAATGGCACATGACCATACATATTAGTAGTATTTGCTGCCATTGCCCAAGCAACCCAATTATTAGATGAAGTAGTGTTCCATTTGTAATAATATCTTTGGCACAATGCTAATTGCTGTCCGTATTGTAAGTGTTCAAATGGTGTTGCTACTGTTTTTTCTTCTACCTGTACACCTGTAATTCTTAAATTAGAACCATTAGTTGCTATATGGTTTGTTTGACCTGTTACACCCTCTAATACAGAAGAAGTCCAAGTACCTGCTGTTCCTAATCTACCAGAACCTGCACCTAAACTAAAATTCAATCTTAATCCTAAAGCATTATTAGTTACCCATGTTCCTGATGTATCACCTGTAATAGTAACTGTCTTGTATTCCCAAGTGTTTGCAGCAGATATTGTATAAGAGAATGGATTAAATCTATTGTAATCACCATTAGCAACTGAACCACCAAATATTCCTGTTAATGTTGACTTTGCCCAAAAGGATAATGTAATTGATTTAGCACTAGCAGTACCCCAATTTAATTTTCCTATATTGTAACCCTCAATCATTTGTTGAAATCTATAACTGTCAGTACCACTTGGTGTTGATGCTGTTGTTACATCTAAAACTACATGATTATTAAATCCGTTAGAATTTTCTGCTGTAGCTAATATGTTAAATACACCTGCACTTCCTTTTCCTCTACCTAACCATCTGTCTACAGCAGGAGTAACACTTGTAGAGTTTACTGTAGTTGAATAGTTACCTCTTTGATTAATACGCATATCACCATTAATGATAAGATTCTTACCTGATTGGCTAGTTATAACATTATTACTTGTATCTGTTAATCCACTAGATGTTATTTTAGCTTTTGTAGTACCACCTGATTGCAGTTCTAAATCACCGCTTGTGTCTGATGTAACTACAACACCATTAGTTGTATCTGCATTTATTGTACTTGCCATTATAGAACCACCCATTTACTAGAAGCTGGAACTGTTACCGATACTCCACTAGCAACACTTACAGGTGATACTGACATTGCATTATAACCTGTAGGTACTGTGTAGTTAGTTCCAATAATTGAATTATTTATAAACATACCATTAGTTGCACCTAACTGTGGTGCTATGCCTGTATTATCACTATCTTGAACTACAGCTTTTTCAGCAGGATAAGTACAGAATACATCACTTGTGCTACTTAAAAAAATAAGGTTACCACTATTACTAGATTCTAGTACAGTGTCCCTAGACAAAGTTAAGATTGAAGCTGTATAAGTGCCTAGACCTACCTCATAGTCGTTACCACTTGTAATAGCATAGTAAGTTGTATTACCATCACCTATAGCATCAAAAGATTGAAAACCTGCACTTGCTCCATCCAATAGAATCGAGCCTGTACCTACTGTCGTAGTGGTTTCTTTTACCCTATCTTTTACAATAAGAGCCATATTTTATCCTTACGCTAATTCTACAGTTAAGTTGCCTGAAGTGATTTTAAATATATCACCTGAATCAATAGTTTTAGAAGCATCTAATGCTGTGTGGTATAACATATTACCACCACTAGCAGAATCCCATAATGCTATCCACCCTACAGTTCCCCATGAAGCAGTTGCAGTTGGAAAAGTTACATCTGCATCTGTAGCAACTAAACCTGATGTTCCAGAAGCAGTAGCAAAAGAAGCAGCAGTTCTAGCATAAGAACCACCAGAAACTTCTGCACCAGTTCCAGCATCTGTTGGGTCTGCTGTGTGTAATGATACATAAGGGTCGTTTACTGCTGTAAAAGCAGTTCCGTTAAGTGTTGCGTTTAGAAGTGCGACTTCTAAATAATCCGACATTTCAGCCATAATAATTTACCTCGTTGAGTTAGTAATAGTAAGTGGTTGAGCAGGGTATTCTGATTCGTCATCACTCTTGCGTAGAGCGTTTACTCCTCTGTCATACATACTTGCCCATGTGTTAAGTCTTTCATCATTCATCAAATATGGCTCTGCTTCACCTAGTGCAGCGTAAAGTAATAAATCAGGTGTATCTGCTAACCAAAGGTTAGATGAATTAGTGTCGCTTAAATATTCTGGTTTATAAAAGTAAACCATTTGTAGCGTGTAAGCACTATCAGGAATTGGAGCAAATTGAAACTCTGCACCAAGTAATGTATAGCGATTAGGTAATCCAGATGTAGATGAATGAGCATTTCTAAAAAAGTTACTTGTTGATAGAAACTTAATTGTTTGTGGTGGGTTACCTTGTAAGTGTAAATCTTTCATAGCAACAAAATCAGAAGGCAAAGATACAGTAGCATCACCTGCTGTAGTAGATGCAGTAGCAACTTTAAGCATTTGTCTTATGCGTAAGTCTCTTAACAATCTATCTTCTGCTAATCTAATAAACTCTGGTATCTGGGTTGTTAAATCAGAACGAGCTAAATAATCAGCTATAGTCGCTTGTAGCGTTGTGTAATCTGTAAAAAATGCCATTTAGATTCTGCCCTGTTTTGTTCTAAAAAATCTATTGTCTGGGTCGTTTAACCATGCAAAGAATTTCTTTTGGTCTAACACATGAAACCCTCTCATTATTCCTTGCTTGTTTAAATCATCAACAACAGTCAAAGGTATAGAAGCTATCTTGTTATCAAAGACATCCTCACCCCATTTTGTTGAGCTGTTATTGTATTCTTGTTTGTTCTTTTCAATGATGTCAGTTACATCTTGATTGGTCTCTACAATCTTTCCATCATCTGTATTATGTGATTTAAATTTTCTCATATTATTCTCAATAGTAATACTGCCCTCGTGAGAGGGCAATATCAATGTTTAACCTAAATTAAACTGCCAAGTCAGCAACGATACCATGTGCTTTCTCGTTAGATACTTGTAGAGTGTACTCAACAAGCATTTGATGTTTTTCACTATCACCAGTTTTAGCCAATAGATTTGACTCAAATGGTCGTAGTGTAGCAACAGATGCCATAGTTGGGTCAAGCACTAATGCTTGCTCTGCATCTGGAGTTGTATCAGCAGTCATAAATCTGTCAGGTACAACAGATAAAGTACCGAAGTCTGATAAGTAAACATCAGCAGCACCAATAATAGTAGTTGCTTTAGCAGCAGGAGCTTGATAACGCTGTTCTGCAATACCAGTAAAAGTAGATACTACTTGTTTTTGTGTTGGCGGTACAACTAATAGAGTTGGGTTACCACCATTTTCAAAACATGATTTAACAACTTCTTTTAGTTTAGCTTCTGTAAATGCAGAAGCAGTAGCACCTTCTGTACGAGCTGCTGTACCATTAGCACCAACTGGTGCAACACCATCTGTCATTGTTACAAAGTTAGTACCAAGCCATGTTTGGATAGAGCCAAGTAGTCTAGCTGCTGAACCAGCAGTACCATTACTTGCAGCTACATTACCAAGAATAGTTTTTTCCATGTCTCGTTTTAGTTCTTGTCCTGCTTTAGCTAGTTGGTAAGCTGTTTCTGTTTTACGACCAGCTTTATCAACTGCATCAAGAGTACCTGATACATGAACTGTTTTACCTTGAATTTGTGTTCTGTTACCTACACGAACTGTAGGAGTATCAGAAGCACCTGAAGCATCAGCACCTTCAATTAAGCCTGCTGCACTAGCTGCTGCTAGGTCATCAGTTTGCCATTCATGATATGTTGCTGTTGCTTTTGTTTTACCAATAGATGAAACTACTGGTGTTTCTGTTGGTGCAATGTTGAAGATAGTGTTGCTTAAATCTTCTCTTTGACCAATCGCTGTATACGTTCTAAATTCTGCCATTGTTTTTCCTTAAATAAAGTTTTCAAAAATAGCTGCGGCATCTCTGGCATCACCAGTTTGCTGTAGCCGTTTCATTTGTTTTTTCTGTATGTCGGTTACATTCTGCTTTACTTTAGCTCCAGACTTTACAGTCTTTGGTGCTTTAGCGACTTTTTTCTTAACACCAGCTTTACCTGCCATTAATTTGTCGTACTGTGCTGCTTTATGTAATACCAATACATGACGAGAGTCATAGACTTGAGATAATTCTTCGTCTGTAAAACCCATCTTTTTTCCGTAGCTACGAATGTCGTTTCTGACTTGTTCGCCTTTCGTTTTGTCTGAAAACTCTGGTAAGGATTCTGCTAGTTTTATTTGTTCTTGTTCTACAAACTTTTGCATTTGTGCTTGAGATTCCGTTTGTTGCTCTTGAGCAAGACGAGCTCTTTCAGCCTGCACTGTTTGTAATTGTTCTTTCTTTTCGGTCATTTCTGCGACCTTAACTGCATATCCTACTGGGTCGTTCTCTTTCATTGCTGCTAATTCTGCTGGATTGTCATTAGTTCCAGTTAAGAATTGTTCTATTGCTTGCAATTTAGTTTGATAATCATCTCTAACTTTTCTAGCTTCAATAATAGCTTTAGCTTCTTGCTCAATGACTTTACGCTGTTCAGCTACTTCTTGAGTCTTTTTAGTATAATCAGAGCCAAGTTGATAAGATTTCTTTAGCTCATCAAGGGTAACTTCTTTTTCTTCACCTGCTGCTTTGATGGTGAAAGTTTGTTCTTCCTCAACTACTTCAGGTTCTTCAACTTCGGATTCTTCTTCAGCTTCTACTTCTTCTTCGGCTTCTACTTCTTCTTCCACCTCTGGTTCAGCTTCTACTTCTGTTTCCTCTACTTCTTCTACTTCTTCGGTTTGTTCTTCTACAACTTCTGGTTGTTCCTCTGTGGAGTCCTCTGGTGCAGATAACATACCTTCAATAGCTGAAGCTGCATCTGTTACTGTTAGATTTCCACTTTCCGTTGTATCGGAAGTCATGGTGTCATCACTCATTTTATTTCCTTATGCCATCTCGGTGTGGCTTTCCCATACAGGCTATATGCCTATATTATTTTCCATGCCTTGTCTTTAATCTCATCATCTTTTGCGATAGATTCAAAACGAGCCATGAGTTCGTTGATAGTCTTAATTCTGACATAAGCCGCTTCTCTTACTGCTTCTTCATCATCATCAGAGTTAATAATTAAATCCATTAATTCTTTTTTCATTGCTTCTACTTCGTCTAGTAGTTCCTGACTTTGTAGTAAGTTTCTAAATGCTTCTGATTTGGTCATAGTTTAGGTGTTGTTATATTTTGTATTTTTTCTAAAGAATTTATAATTTCTGAAGTCTTACTTATATCTGTTTTTTGTTTATCATTAGCTGACTTTTGTGCAAGCTCTAGCTCACGCAATGCCATCTCTTTTTCAAACTCCATTTTTTCTTGCTGAAGCTCTAACATTTCTTTCTGCATTTTAAGTTCTGTTTGTTGTTTCTCTAATTCTAGTTTAGCCATTTGCTCTTGCATCTTCATCTGTGCTTTTTCTCTTTCTACTTCTGCTAGAATCATTGCAGCTTTAGTATTGCTATCTTCTTCTTTAGGAGCTTGGGCAGCAGCTTGAGCCATTTGCATTGCTTGTTCTTCTGATATTTCCATTAAGAACTGACTGTCATCTTTAAAGCCTGCCATGTTTACAAATCTTGCAAGCGTATCTCTGTATTGTTTAATATTAACTAACGGGTTGTTTAAACCATATCCTTTAATTACTTCTTCTTGTTTAGCAAGAATCATTTGCATAGTCGCTAGTTGTTCTTGTTTACCACCTGTTCCTAATCCAACATTTACAGTAATGTTATATTCTGTGTCCCATTCTCTAGGATTCATAGGAACAAAAGAATTGTTAATTTTAATTATTCTTTCTTTGTCTTGGTACTTACAGACTAATGCCATAATACCTTTAAACAATGTACTTACACCTGTGTCTGCAAATACACGAGCTATGAGTTCTAGCTTACCTTGTGATGCAGATGTCATAGCACTTACTGCTGTAGCTGTTACATTTTGTAGAAGATTAGGGTCAAGACCTTGCTGTGCATCTGACACACCACTTCGTTTTGCCTGAATACCATCTAGGTACTCCAACATAGGAAATGATTGTGCTGCACTACTTTGTACTGTCATAGGTACTAACGCATTAGGGTTCTTAATACGAATAACACCACCTGCTGTAGATGTTAATAAGTCATCAAGATTAACCTGTCCTTCTACTGCTCCTACACGATAGTTGTTAGTTAAGTATAAGTTGTCTAGCATTTGTCGGGTAACTGTAGACTTAATTAACTGTAGGTCTATTGCTCTGTCTGCTAAAGATTGTCCAAAGAATTTGTGTGGGACTGGAATAGGGCAAACACTATGGAAAGGAACATAATCACATTCCTCACTCATTAATACCTCATTACCTGCATAGCAAACTCTGTGAAGCTCCGCTATACCATCTTTATCTAAATCTGTTTTTACATAACACTCGTAATATTCAACCAATTCCATTGATTCATCATTAGAGTCATTAGTATTAAAAGGTTGCTCACCTGCACCATATCTCGCTACCCTCTCTGGTGTAAAATCTAATGTATCACCCATAGGTAATGTTTCAACAACTTTTGGGTCATACCCCATTGCTATTAAATCTGAACGAGTTACTAAACTTCTTTGTGCTACAAAATCAGAATCTTCTATTGTTGTTGCTCGTTTATCAATTAAAAATTCTTCTGGAGCTACATTCTCTATCTTAATTTTAGAGTAGTCTTTAGTGCGTTTGCATTTTACATTGTAGTAAATATTTACAATAGGTGGAACATCCATCATGACTGGCTCACCCACTTCGTTCATCATAGGCTGACCTGTCATTGGGTCTACTGCTGGCATTGGGTCTTGCTCTATAACTTCTTCTACTTCTTCTTGCTCAACGATTTCAACTTCCTCGTCTTGCATAATCATAGTTAATTCATCTTCTGTCAGATTCTGATACTTTTCTGTTGTTGTATTTTTCTTATCATTCCAGTAGGCTTTTACAACACCTACTTTTTGCAACAGTGCATCTTTAAACCAATCGTGCATGATTTCAAAGCCATTGTTGTCTTTGTAGAATATGTGATTAGCATAGGCAGTCATTTGTTCTGCTAGAGCACCATCACCTTCGTTTACTGGCTCAAACTCTACAGCTTTATTACTGCTAGTAAAGACTTTCATAATTTGTGGCAGTGCACCATCTACTACTTCAGCAACTTCACCAGTCACTATTTGTGAACGACCTTCTACTTCATTGCCATAAGGTTCACGCAAGTAATATTCTAGTGCTGTCTGTCTGTCTTGAGATGTTTCAGTCTCTATAAAACCTAATGAGTCGTTAATATGCGAATCTATTAGGTTAGCAAGTTCTACATTATCTTCCTTGCTATTCATATTTTCTTTATCGTATGCCATTTATACTATCCATGAAGTGTTTATCTCTAGTGGTTTTGTCCATGCTTCCATAGGAGACTCATCCATACCGACTGCTAAATATCTAAACGCATCAGATGCGTGTGATGCCCAGTCATGAAAAGGTCTGTCATGAAATACATTTCTTTTTTCATCAAATACCCTACGATAGTTCCGTATTGCATCTAATCCTTGTTTTGTTTTATCTTTATCAAACCAGCAGCGTGGTAATATTTTTCTTGCTGCGGCAATGCCATCCATTACTGATAGCTTGGTTGCAACTGTGATGTTTAAACCTGCTTCTTCTAACATTTCTTTTCTTGACTTACCTGTGCCTAGTTCTCTTACAGCGACATCATGCGGTAGTATGTGTGTTGCGTACATATAGTCATGTTCTCGCAGCCAATTTACATAGTAATCAAGACCTACACCATGATTTTCTACAAAATCTATGAGTCTTATTTCTTTATTAACTACTTGTGCTACCCATATGCTAGTAGAGTCTGACATACCTAAATCCCAGCCAGTATATGTCCTTGCTAGTTCGTCTTTAGGAATATCTATAATATGGTTTTGTTCTTCTATATCATTAATAATAGATGAGTAATAAGCACCTTCTACTGGAGCGTTAAAACTACACTCAAATTCTTGAGCATACTTATCATCACCCATTTCTGCTTTAGCAGCGAGTAATTCGTTTTTATCTACAATTTTTGTTTCAGAAGATTTAAATTCTAATAGCTCCCAACCCTCACTTCTTGACCCTCTATCTCTCAAGTCTTTAAAATGATTCTGCCCTTTCGGTGTACCCATTGCTACGCAGTAGCCGAGTCGGTCTGCTAGTGCAGGTCTGACAATCTCTGTGAATAGTGTAGGATTAATGTTCCCAATTTCATCAAGAACGCACCCATCTAGGTAGATTC